GGCTTCAACAGCGGCGGAGACTTGTTCCGTCGCTTGAACGATCTGATTGAAGTTGAACGCCTTTGTGTCGGGCGGTGTGATGTTGGGCGCGGGGAGGTCGGGGGCATCACCCAAGCTGTTGATCTGAGCCGCAATCTCTTCTTTCAGCTTCGAGAACGCAGCTTTGATGTCGCTGAAATCCAGCGCGATTTTTATGGATAGGACGCGACCTGCCATGTAGCTCTCCGGTTAGCGTGGACACACGCCGTAGGGGATAGGAGAGGCTTTAACCTTGTGCCGATTCGATTGAGACGGTGAGGCTGCCACCACCCATCGTCGGGACGGGGCAGTACTCTGCGGTGTAGTTGCGCTCACCCAACCGGGTGACAGTCTTGCTCCCACGGGTAAGGGTCACACCCTTCACCACCTCTGTCAGCCAATCCACAACGGGCTGCCCTTTCCCATCGTTCTCTGCGGCTTCCAGTGCGTCAGCGCGATCACCACCGCACTCCACCCACGCCAACACCGATGCTGCAAGCCTTGTGGCAGCCACATTCATTGCTCGGCTTGTTCCCAGCACTACCGTGACCTGCAAGGTGTGGAGCCTGTCAGGGACACCGATCATGGATACCATGAACGTCGGGCAACTGGTGCTTCGTCCAAAGAGATGCAACTTACCTTGCACCGCACCACCGCGCTCCCACTTCACCGAACCGTATGGGGGCTGGCGGAGTAGCTCTGCAAGTGCTTCGCCGTTCACGCCGAGAGTGTGGGATGGCTGGGTATCTGATAGGATAATCATGGCACTACTTGGCTTTCGAGTATTCGATGATTTGATCGGCAAGGGAGAAGACCTCCCCGACTTCCCACTCACTCACGATGTCGGTATGCAACGCCCCCTTTGACCACAGCGTCAGGATTCGGATAGCGTGATCCACAAGCTGAATCAGTGCGGCATTCCCTTCTTGCGGCCATTCGTTGTGTGGTCGCATTCGCCCAAGCATCGCGCTTCTCCGCATATCGCTCCGCCACTTGTGTCGGGCGGCATCGGCACGATTTATCCCTTCCTCGTTAGCCCTTGAAGAGCGTCCGTCACCCTGCTGAGATACGCGGCTCCGACCTTCACCAAAGAGGTGCGGATAGCTCCCTTGGGTGCAAATCCGCTCGATGTAAAAAAACGGTAGAGGGCACCTGCCATCTGACCCGCCGTTAGATCGCCCATGCACTCCACGCGCTTCGAGACGGTATCCCTCTTGTAGCTCTTCTCTACTGTCGGGATATAGAGTCGCGCAAAGATGGTATCCAGCGCGTCATTGTCCGAGATCGTTCCAATCAGATTCCGCACAATGTCAGCTGGCGCAACCCCCTCAAAGCTGATGTTTAGCTTGCGCAAGTCTTCCAGCACATCCTTGATCTGGTGGCGGGTCATCTTCAACGCTGGCGTGAGCCGTAACTCTACATCCCGATATTGGTATGGGTCATCACCAACAGGCATCTGGACGGTGATTGTCTCGGCTTCACCGGAGAGTGATTCCATCCATGCCAGTAGGCTCTCAATGACTTGGTAGCTATCTACGCCGTCGAACACGTCGTGTGTCAGTAGCGAAGCCGCTGGTACGCCAACGATTCGCGCTGCCGCTGCTTCGGCTTGTGCTTCTTGCTCTTCTGTGAGAGCTACCACGCTGGCCTTTGGCGATTCCCTCTTCTGTGGGGGATCGCTCTGCAATGCGACTCCGATACGCCCCCGCGGCTTCTCTTTCTCGGTTGGTCTTTCTGTGTCCATGATGGTAGAGGATGGTAGAACCCCGCTGCCTTATCGCAGCGGGGTATGATGTCGTTAGGCGTTCACTGCTGTGATGCCGATGTACTCCCCAACGGGGATGACAATGGTGCTGGAAGAGAACGTTCCTGAGAAGTTCGCAACAGCGTCACCCGTGAGGTTGATCGTGATCTCGGTGGTGGCTTTGTACAGCTGGAAGCTATACTCCAACTCACCCTGCTTTTTCAGCGATGGCCGTCCACTGCCGACGATCTTTGCGATGACACCTGCGTAGAGGTGCTTGCCGTTGATCGGGGTGCTGTTCAGCTCCAGTACGATCAACAGATACTTGCCATTGATCGCCGCTGGAAGGTCGTTGATCGTTGCTTTGCTGATCTGCTTTGTGATGTACTTCAGCGTCCACTTTTCCTTCGTGGAGGTGATGATCTCATCCCCGCCTTCGGTCTCTGTGGTGTTCTCGCTGATGGCGTTGGCCAGGTCGAAGTTCTGCCGAATCGGCAGCGTCTCGAAGGTATCCACAGGCGAGAGGTCAGCACCGCTTGTGCCAGCGACTACCTTCGCGTTGGCGTAGTTGCTTCCCAAGTCGCCGATCTCGGCAAGGTCTGCAACAGTTGTGATTAAGCCCATTGTCTTGCTCCTGCTTTTCTTGGTGTTTTTGAGTACTCAAATCACCGTAGGGGATGGAAGCGTCGTCGCAATGAACCGCGCTGATTCACCGCGCTCTATCTGGTATCTCGTTACGCGCCGTCTTCTTCGTCTTCGTTGGGGGGTGGTTCCTTGTGCAGCTCCACCGCTCGGGTGTTCGGTAGTGCTTCGCCAATCGCTGGGGCTTCATCGGATACAATCACATCGTGCCGCCGCTTATCGCTTCGTAGCCGTGCGAGTTCTTCTGGTGTCACATCAACAATCGCCCCCGCTCTTGGCGTTGGCTCACCTTGACGGTGACGGCTCCAATCATGCGAGAGCTTCACCAGAACCGTTCCAGATGTCTTGCTGTTCATATCTACTCCTATCACGTTGATGTATCGCTGAACGTCTTTGCCCATGATCGCAAAGACATCTCTGTAGCTGCTTTGCTCCCAGATGTTTTTGCGGTATGCGGCTTGCTCCGGCGTAGTGTTGTAGTCGGTGTTGCGGTTGTGTCGAATCACCACGTACAAGCTGTCGTAGGGAAGTGCTTCCACTTGCCCTTCGGGGAAGCCTCTGAGGAAAAAGTTGTCTTCTGCGATGTCCCGATCTTGGAACTGGTTATCCTCCCAAGCGTGGGTGAAGTAGCACATCGTCGCGCCCATGATGTACGGGTTCCCGTTGGTGTAGCTGCGGTTGCCGTGGTTGTACCGATACGCTATGCGGTCTGGTTTGAACGGCCACCAGAACAGGCCACTGCTGAAACCGTTCATCTTCACTCCCCGCTCCTTCGATTGCATCAGGGCCGTCACCTGCTTCTCGATTCGGTCAGGGTGATGCCAGTCATCATCGTCCCAGTGGATCACTATCTCCGCACGAACTTCCATTGCCCCAATCACCGCCGTGTTGCGCAACGCTCCGATCGTCTGCTTCTCCCGTGTAGCCCTGAGGTACTCGATCAGCACCCCTTGCTTGTGGTACGACTTCACGATGTCACGTGTGCGATCGTCATCGCTATTGTCCACGATGACCAGCACCTTGCCGGGATAGCCTTGCCGTTGGAAGTACTCGATTGCCTGCGCAACAAACCATGGGCGGTTGCGTGTCGGCATGATCGCTGCAACGAACGGTTGTCTCATACCTTCACCTTTTGCCAGCGATAGTGAGCGATGAATGTGACGTAGAGGCGGCAGCGGGTTGTCCCGCTCTGCGTAGCCTCCACGCGGGGGTGATGGCTGTTGTACTGGACACCTTTCATCGTCCCCGCTTCCGTGCCTGCGTTGTATCGTACCGTCTCCCCGTTGCTCGATGGTTGGTAGGCAAGCAACGCAGTCCGTACCGATTGCAAGAGTCGATCCGTTGCCTCTTCGATCTCACTCGCTTGCGCGCTGAACGTGATCTCAACCAGCCCTTGCGTGATGTCGGCCCCATCGCTTTCGCGGCTGTCATCGGGGTCTGTGACGCTATCAACCACCTTCCAGATAGCGTAAGGCTCTGTCGGTGTATTGACGGCTACACGCTCGTAGAACGCGATCCCTTCGACTGTGCCGAAGAGCGCGGAAAGCTCACCACGAATCATGCTTCTTGCGCTTGTGTAGATCATGGTTTCTCTGTTGGTAGCCCTCTCGGGAATAGCTCTGAAAGACCGCTGGCGATGTCCACTCTATCGCTGACGGCGGTAGTGTGCGGGGTGTAGGTTGCGTCATCGAACCGGAAGCGATACAAGCCAAGTGGCTTCTGCACCTTGTACGCGAAGTCATCTTCTGGCTCTGTGTCGTGGACGACAACAACCCCCGCAATCTCTCGCAGCCCCTCGATGACTTCACGGCGCGCCGCTGCTTCGCAATCCACAAACGCCAACGCGATGCCATCCGGCAGTAGCTTCAAGGCTTGACGACTATCTCGCACCAGATGCACCGTGGCACGGCTCAGGATAGGCGCAGGAACCGCTTTCTTTAGCCATGCTTCGTCGGTCTCGATGATGATGTGTTCAGCACCTATACTGCGAGCAAAGGCCGCGATCAACGGAGTGGAGTGATACCCCGATCCGAACTCTACCAACGCTGGGATGATGTCCAATCCTGATTGCCGCAGAGATGCGTCAAGGCTTGCCAGCAACACCGCGAGCAACGGCACGTGGGTGGCGTAGTTGTGAGGGAACTCGACTGGTAGGCTTGGGTAGTCCATGATCCCTTATGTGGCGTTCCAGAGTCGTGACACAGCTGCGGCGATACCGCTCTCCATCCCCGGCACTTCTTTCTTCTCCCAGTCTGCAACACCGGGGTAGAAGAACGGACGCGCTGGGAACGGGACGTTGAACTCGTCAGCGAACTCGTGGAAGACTGGGTAAGCGATTACGTCAAGGTCTATCCCATACTCCACCGCAATCTCGGTTGGCGTGACAGTCCCATCGAAGATGTTCCCGTCCGCCTTTGGTGTCAAAGCCCGCACGGTGTCCGCCGTCCGGATAGCGATGCGTGGCGATGTGGATTTCTTCCCCTTTGGCGGCCCTTGCCGATCCATGTGCTTGACGATGTACGGCTGGAACCGATACGCCCCGCGTTGCAGTGCGTCCTTCACCGCCGATGGTAGCCCTTGCATCACCTCGGTAAAACCGCGCTGAACGTCGGTAGCGTCGAAGGTGCTTTCAGCCATTACAGCCCCCTCCGGCGATACCGCACAATCGCTGCTTTCGTAGCGTCATCCATCTCATAGTAGGTGGTGGTGCGGCTGCCAAGTGATCCATCGGAATCGGCAACGGTTCGGATGCCGAACCGTCGCTCCCCTTGCTCACTCCGCTTCCACTCTTGGACGACCATATCACGGCAAGCATCCTGCACCCGCTTTGGTATCTCGGTGTTGCCGCTACTGGTGCCGACTACATAGCCAACCAGCAGCGTCACCCGATACCGCAAGGAGCTATCAAAGCCCCCGTCGTAGCGTAGCATCGGAACCCCGTTGTCTTCAACCGATTCGTAGCCATCGGCGATCACTGTCCATGCTCCACCAACCTCGGGCTGATACTCCAGCTTGACGGATGTTGCTGGGTGGTAGCCATGTACATAGCTATCGTAGCCGTTGCCACGGAAGGTGAACTGCACGTTGCCAACTTCCCCAATAGATGTCTCTTGGCCAACCGGCTGCTCGCACCACTCTTCAATCGCAGCCGATGCGGTCTCAATCAGGGAGGTGAAAAAATCCTGCTTATCTTCGCTCGATAAGCCAAGATGCTTCTTCAAATCCGTCCAGAAGATCAGGTTTTGCATGGTGTTTGTTGAAGACTGGCTGTTGCCTACGGGGCCGGACTCCATCCCCTACGACGGAGTGCCGGCCCTTTCGGCGTTCTATTTCTTCGCGGGTTTCTTCGCTGGTTCGGGAGCTGCCTCTGGTGTCGGCTCGACTATCGCCGCTGCGCCGACGCTCAGAATCGCTTCCGCATCTTGCTCAGAGAAGCCCGCGATCTCTCCAGCGTTGTAGCACTGGAATCGCTTTGTGAATCTCAGCAGGATCATCGCTTCCTCCATCTATTAGACAGGGATGACCGTTGCTCCACCAAGAACCATCGGGGCCGCCCATGTCAGCGTGTCCGTAGCGGTGTTGTTGAGGTCTGGCGTGATATTCACTCGCACGTATCGCTTCCGGCTCGCGAAGTTCAGGTCAATCTCCTTCACACCGTAGAACGTCGTGGAGGATGTCGCGGTCTGCACCACGGTAGCGGCAAGTATCTCTTCGGCAGTATCCCAACTGCTGCCGTCGCTGGACTCTTGTAGCTCTGCGGTGAAGGATAACGTCTTTGTGTTAGCTATCGCAGCTTGCCATACGATCTGCACGACACCGCTATTGAACCCATCACGATTAATCGTCTGTCCCGTCACCTTTGTAGCGTCGCCAGTGCCGCCCGCTGTAGCCGTCCCCGCTCCTGCGAACTTCCCAGTAATCGAAGCTCCTATATCGAAGTTGTTCATTGATTCTCCTATCGGTAATTGTTTCTTTTTTTTGTGAGGGCTGTCTATGCGACAGCCCTCACTGTTAGTTAGCTGAACGCCCAGTCCACACCGCTCATGTAGCCAACAGCGTTGGCTTGCGTGACGAAGAAATCGTGACGCATGGAAGAGATCAGCACCGTCTGATCGCTTGAGATGCCAGAGATCATCGTGCCGCTGGAGTCCTTGTACGCGCCACCCTTGATGGACTCAAAGATCACGCCGGGCTTCTCGAAGATGTGCGTGTACAGCATCGCAGCCGCATACACCTCGGAACTCACAGAGCTGCCACCAAGGTTCGTCGGAATCTGATTCGAGACGTAGTACGGACGGCCCAGCAGCTTGCCTGTCCCAAGCTCATCCTTGAACGCGAGGTTGCCGTTGCTATCGCGCAACGCGGCCAGATAGCGCAAGGTGCGAGGCGCAAAGAAGAACACCACGTTGTCGGCCACCAAATCCACGTTATCCTCTTCCAGCATCAGCAGGAGCTTGTTCAGGTCGGCAGTGATGTTGGCGAGGTTCACCGTGCCGTTGGCTGGCATAGTGTTGCCCGCCCAGCTTTTTAGCCCTTTCGGGGTGTCCTCCGTGCCGTCACCACGTAAGAAGGCCAGGTCTTCACGGAGCGCGTGAGCGCGTGCCATGCGAGTACGCAGCCACGCATCGCTTGCATAGCTCCAATCACTCAAAAGCTCGTTCGAGATGGGAATGATCGCACGCAGCTTCTTTACCTGCGGCTTGATTGCCCCAAACTTCGGTTGAGTGCTGGCGTTCTGTGCGGAGTTCTCTCCAACGTACTCAGCCACTGGTGCCTGTGTCTCGGTTGGGAAGTTCCCAGCACCGGACTGCGTGGTGATGATCTGCGGGCGTGCTTGGCGCACAACCGCACGTGCTTGCAAGAGGGAGACGATCTCAGCACTATACTCAGGCTTGATAAGGATGCCGCCATCTTCGGCCTCAAGCTCTCCCATCGCCTTGACGATGATCTCATCATACGGATGCTTAGTCTTGTCCAGCCACTGCTTCGCAAGGGATTGCGCTTTTGTCACGTCGTCCTTGCTTGCTGCCAGTAGACGCATCATGCGAGCCATACCAAGACCGTCGAGGTTCGCTTCGTCGTCCACGATCCCTTTGTACGGGTTTGCAGCGTAGCTCTTCAGATGGATAGCGGGGCCAGCCTTTACAGACCCGCCCTCACTACCAGCACCATACATCATCAGCTTGACAGTGTGCATCGCATCGGTGGCGTTCGATGCCGTCTCATCGTCCACACCAAGCGCGGTCTTTAGTACCGCTGGAAGCTGCTTCTGTACCGAGTTTGACAGCGCGGTCTTGACCGCATCGTCGAGTTGCGCCTGTGTCTCAGCAGGCAACTCAAATGTCTCTTTTCCCATGTCGGGTCTCCTAAAAATTTGGGTTTCGTTTTGCCTGCTACAACGATACTCTACGGAGTGAATCCGAGAGAATGTCCGGCGATACCGCCGACAGGTTGATAGCCGTAGGGGAGGCTGCGCGTGAGATACCGTTTTCTACCTTTGCTCTTGCTATCATGTCTTCCCGCCTATCTGCCTCGTACTGCTCGATGTGTGTAGCAAGCATGGTGCGGATACTCTCCATCTCTTCTGACTTGGTGACGGAGAGTGTAGCGTCTCCCTCTTCAGTCTGCACCTGCTTCAGGACGGCAAGAATCAACTCACTGGCAGTGCGCAGATCACTCTCGTTTTTGGTGGATAGGACGCGACCTGCCTTCGTCGTCTCTGGGATGACCTCGGCAGGTGCTTCCTCTACGGCACTGACCCGCTTGAGCGATTCTTGTACGGCGGCTTGGAACTGCTCCGGCGTTAGCCCCGCTGTGAACGCCTCGTTGAGGGATCGTATCGGGACAACGACATTCGTTGCCCGCCACTCCGCAGGGGTTGGCGTTAGCGATGCTTCGGCTATCACCCACGTCTTGATCTCCCCGCTGATTTCGCGGTTGTAGAGGTGGGGCGATGTCCCTGTTGAATACTTCAACTTCCCGAGCTGAACCATCTCGTAGATACGGCGTTGGTAGTCATCAGCCATATCCAAGACGTGTTCAGCCCATATCCCTACGTCATCCATGCGGACAACGTCAAGGTGGCCAACGCTTCGCCCTGCAAGGCTTTCCAGCGCGGCCTTCTCTTCCGGTGTCTCCGTGCCAAGCAGCAGCGGGAACCGGTGATGGATGTACACATCCGAGTGCAGCCCCTTGCGGAAGCCGAACTCGGTGTTGGCGGTGAAGTAGTCCCCGTAGAGGTCTCGACGTTCTGGGTTGCCGAAGCTCAGGATGTAGCCGCCAACGCGACCATCACCCAGTGCTTTCACCTCTCCGCCTAATGCGATTGTGATGTTGTCCATGCTAAACAGGCTTACCCAGCCTGTGGGTTGGTTTGTGCTACATCGGGGAGAGTGAAACACCGCTCCCGTGGTTGGTTCGGATACTCTGTTTTAGTGCCGTCGGCTTGTGTGAAGAACCCATCGCCATCTTCCACTTGCCCATCAATCTTGTGCGCCCCACGCACCCGCTTATCGCGTCGCGTCAGCCATGCACGCTTGAACTCCATCCCTTGCCACGCTTCTTTTTGGCTGGCGTTGATAGTGACGGCAGCGGTGGTCTGGGCTATCAAATCGGCACGGGATTCGGAGTAGGTCTCAAACTGGGAAGCAATCGCCTTCGCTACCTCTGACGCAGGCTTATCCTTCATCCGTCGAAGCAAGTCTTGCATCTCTCGGTGGATAGTCTCGACAGGCTCCTTTATCAGGTCGGAAGACTTATCTACCGCACGCTGTATCTGCTTGTCGAAGTCTGACTGGATGGCATCCCAGTCCTTGTCCACCGCATCGGCTGCGTCCCGCATTGACCAATCCACTAACCGCGTGCGGTCATCTTCGGTGGCCTTCTCCCAACGATTCTTCGCTGCGTCTTTATCAAACGGGTCTTTACGCTCTTCCTCATCACGGGTGTAGCCCGCTGACCGGATACTTCCAATGATCTCCTTCTCCAATCCCCGTAGCTCCTTCTGGATCGTTCGCTTCAGCAACGCCGCATACTCGGCACGCGATTCGTCCTTGCGTAGCCACAGCGCAGCCTTGACGGGTTCCGAGCGCGTCGCCAAGAGCGCACGCATGGTGCGGCTGGCAATCGCTTCCTCTACTCCCTCTGTGATAGCCTCTTTTGCCCCCTCCTCTTGCGCTGGTGAGCCTTTTGGGGTGCTGGCCGATACTTGGGAGGGGTCTGGGGCTGCGGGCTGTTGTAGGGCGTTGTAGGCTGCGATAAGATCGGGACGCGCCAGCAGTGCGTTGGCGATACCTTCCGGTGATTCCTCCAAGCCGCGTTCGCGTCGCAGGTCGTTGATGGTGGCAAGCCCGTTGTCCAGTCGGTGAACTTCATCGAGCCGCGCTTCGACTGGATCGCTCCACTCAATCGGCTCATATCCAACGATGACGTTGGGATCGGACATCTGCAAGAACCGCGTCAGCACCTTCGCGCTCCGCTTGGCATCGGGATCAATCGTCCGTTGCAGCGTGTGCCATTGCCCCTTGAAACTCGCAGCGGGCGCAGCGGCATCATACTCGCCTGTCAAGATTCCCCACGGTACACCAAAGACCATCGCGACGCGGCGGTCAATCTTCTCTGCCATCTCGGAGAGGTTGCTGAGGTTCCCCGTTGCATCTGCGACAATCGCTTTGGTGTAACCGGGGAGGTACACAGGCTTCCAAACGTTGTCCGTCCCCTGATGCTCTTGCAGGAACTCCGCCATAAACGTCTTGCGGTCAGCAGCGCGTACTTCTGATTGCGATTCGATGAAGAGCGGTGGGATAGCACCGTTGCGGAAATGGTTGGCGAGGTGTTCGCGGACGTAGTGGCCTACATCAATGTCGGAGAGGGCGGCGGAGATTCGACTACGCCCCCGCACCCATTGCCCCTCGATGGTAGATGACGGGGCTAACAGAGGCAGGAAGCACATCTCATCCAGCGGCACTTGCATCGGCCCGCTGGGGGTATAGACCTCATAGCCGCCAACGATCTGATCTGTCCGCTGGCTTGCTCGGATCGTTACCAGTGTAGCAGGGACAATCCAGATAGCTTGCGGTACGCGCTTCCCTTCTTTTGGCATCCAGAGGTACGCAGCACCTGCTACGCTCTGCCAATGCTCAATCGCCTTCTGGATGTCTTCCCACGTCATCCACGGGAGCTTCGGGTTGGGGTTCTCCATCAGCTTCGCCGCCCAATGCTCGGCTGGGGCTTCCCGCTTCCCGCCTTGCTCGCTCGTATCCCGTAGATAGATACGCCACTCAAGTCCAGCGCGTGCTTCAGCACGCCTTTCGATGCAGGCGTAGCTTATCCCAAAGAACCGGTCAAGGTGGCTGCGTAGCGCGGCAACGCCGTAGTGCTGGGCGAACCACCCACCCAACATCATCGGGGAGCTACGCTGCAACACCGACGCTGCAACCGAGGATAGATATGAACGCAGGCTTGCCATCGTTTTACATTGTCTTCTGGATTGCTCGTACCAAGAGAACGAGTGCCTCAGCGCGGTCGGGGGATCGTCCACCGATTGCTGCCTTTACGTCGTCCTTGCTCACGATCTTGATCCCCCGAACCGTCTTCTCAAATCGGTGCGCTTTGATCTCTTGATCTAAGAGCTTATCAGGCGGTAGCGCGATTGGGTCATCACTGTACGGGTCTAACGATTCGCGCAACCGCCAATACATCTCAGCTCGCACATTGAAGAACCCGAAGTTCCCTTGCCGACTACGCGCCCCTGTTGCCGCCGCTGCGTTGGCTCCATACACTCGATGCTCTCCATCTTCCAACGCATCGTAAGCACTGCCGCCTACGCCAATCTGATCTATCACAATCGGCACAAGTCCCAAGTCATCGGGGGTCTCATACTCTCGCACAACAAGATCAGCGATGTCGCTACCACGCTTTGTCTGACTTCCCGGGACAACCACCAAGTGATCTATCCACCGTCCGTATGCTTTCGCGATTACCGTGTTGTCATCGCCACCGCGCGCAACGTCTATTCCCATCGCGCTTACTGTGACCGCCGGCTTCCCCTCAGCCCATCGTAGGTGTGCAAGCTGTATCCACTCACTGGGGACAACCTGCCACTCATCGTCACGCGCACCGATACGCATATCGCCGTAGAGTAGTTGGCTCCGTAGCGGCTCCGGTGTGGCTTGCAGGTTCGCCAGATATGTCGCATCTGCCATCAAGTACGGGTTATCTGTCAGCCGTGCAGGGATGAAGGTTCTGCTGCGGGGATGAACCATCTCCTTTCCTCTTGGGGTGTCCACCTCGAACGGCTCGCCTGTCAGCACTTCCACCAAATCACCGTCTATCATCGCAAACCACCGCAGCTCGCCCGGTAGTGCGGGGTTCGGGTGGTCGGCACTTATCCACGGTGCGAGGTAGTCCAGCACCCATACTCCTTCGGTTGTGGTCGGCGGATTGAAGGTGCTAATCACCCTGCACCGCTGTCCCTTGCGAGCCGAACGATTCCATCGGATGATGAACTCGTACTGCGTGCGACTGAACTCCGTCACTTCATCGAAGACTTTCAAGTCATGGGCGCGACCCCTGAACTTTTTTTTGTCCTTCTCGTGGACGCAGCTGCTAATCTCGATCTGCCGCCCGCCGTCCAGCTTGTAGATGCCGGTGTTCTCATTGAGCCTTCCCGCAGCCTCTACAATCTCTATCAATCGCTCGATAATGCTGCGGGCTTGTGGGTACTCCCGACGCAGGATCAGTGAGCGGTGATGCTCTGTGACCGCTGCACCCAGTACAAGGTCGGTCTTCCCTCCACCTGCTGCGCCACCGTAGAAGACCTCGTCCGCGAGGCTTACCAGAGCCTGTTGCTGTGGGAGGTTACTCGGATGCGGTGTCCAGAGACTCTTCTTGGCTTGCGTGCGCTGCTTCGAGAAGTCGAATCCCTTTATCTGCCATGACACCATGGAGCGTGGCAAGCTCACTGGCGGGTTGTGCTTTGATGTATGCGGGATCACCTGCTACCTCTGCTTGTGCTGTGAGTGACCGGAGTAGTGCCGCCAGATAGTCACCAAGCAACTCCCCAAAGTCATACGCCTTTTTTGTTGCAACTGCGTGCAACCTCTCTTTCGGAATCTGCCGTTTCCAGCGAGAAACAAGCGATCTATCTACCTTGTAGTCTGTTGCAACCTCACTGATTGATTGTCCAGCCAACAACGCCGCCATGACCGCAGCCCGAACCGCTTCGCTATGTGCCTTGCCGCGTGGCATTACCCCTCACTCTTTGGTGCGTCAGCCGTGAAATAGCCCTTCAGCATCTTCAGCGCGACATAGATCACCCCTGCGATGTACGCCCACGTCGGGGAACTCACCGCCACTTTGCCAGTCGCTTCATCGAATCCGAAGCCAGCCAGCACGATACCGAGGATGGATACCACCACCTGCAATACCGTCAGCCATGTTGTCTTACTACCCATCGTAATCACTCCTACTGCAATCGGGATTAGTTTTAGTATGACCGGAAACCACTTGATCTTCCCAGCCTTTTCGAGCCTCTCTTGTGCTTCTCGATAGATGCGTGCCGATTCCGTCTCACCGGCTTCCATCGGTGGGGGCGGCCTAAACGTCGGTGGCGGCTCTGCTTGGGGTTCCAGCTTCCGAAGCTCCACCGGATCAACCTTCTTCCACGCCGATTCAGGATCGTAGTTCACGCGCCCTCCAGCTTCTGCCGCAACTGCTGCACCAAGTGCGCCGATTCATCTCTGCTTCTGCACGGGATGATAATCGGTGCGCCTATCCGGTAGCTCACCCGAACTTGCCAACCACTGTCGAAATACTCTGTCCGTTGCTCGGATTGCACACTCACAACATCCGATAGCGGGATATTCTTGAACCCGTAGAATTCTTCTTGCACGTGATTCATTTCTCTTTGAAGTTGCGGGGGCGGGACTTGAACCCGCGTTTGTGCGGGGATGATCCCCGCGCTGGTGCCACCTCCAGTCACTCCGCAATGTGTAAGGCTACTGCACCGCCAGATCGCAGAGAGAGGGCCTCTGGCGGTGCAGCGATTTGGCACGCACACACCGATGCCAACGCCTTAGATGTCAAACCAACCTGCCAAGACCGATGCGATCACAATCGCGTAAAAGATCAGCATCACAAGGATTGCAAGGAGATTGAAGAATCGCTCGGTTGTCATCGGTCATCCTTCCCACTCCCGCTTTGGGCCTGTGTCAATGTGGGTGAAGCTGGGATAGCTCCCCAGCCCGCCGTTGTGCTTGCCGAATATCTTGCCAGATCGGATGTCAGCACGAACCTTCTGTGGAGTCACACCCGTGACGGTGAAGTCTGCGGCTGTCCCCTTGCAGTGCTGTGAATGCTTCGCCCCACCGATACGGCGATTATACTCCGGCGTCCGGTAGCCGCTGTTGATGTGGACGGGCGCGTTGTAGAACTCCCGGACCTTATCCAGCAACTCCACCGTCTCGGTAGAGATGAGGATCAGATCGGAGCCGTCGCGGCACGCGAACTCCTTCACCTTGAAGTGTTGTCCGACGTGCGTATCACCGTCAGCGGCAAGAGAAAAAGTCTGAACCGGCATAGTGATTCCGGTGTATTATTGGAGACTCTGGTGGCGTACTCGATGGGGGCAAAGGGCAGAAAAAGGAATGGCGATCCGATGATGCCTTTTGCACCCCATCGAATCGCCGTACAATGATACGACCACCCCGCCTGATTCGTCAAAACTTTTTGGCAGTTTTTTTTTCGGCGGCTGCGATGCGTGCGAGATGACGCTCGGCGGCGGTGCGGTAGAGATGCCAGCCATTGTAGATGCACTGCCACGTTGGGGCTTTTCGGGTGTCCCACCGCATGATCTGATAACCCAAGATTTCGGGAGCTTCTGGGGGGCCACAAATCACAGCGCAAAGGACGTGGGAGCGTGTCGTTGCCAGCACAACCCCCTCTCCTTCTTCGCCGATGGAGAGGTGGGAGCCAATAGGACATCTGGGGATAGGCGGGGCTTTGCTCTGTCGCATCAGCGTGGATACTCCAGTGTGATGTTGGAACATGCGCAGGATGTGGTCATGGATCAGCATATCCACGGATGGGTTGATCCGTCTCTCCCCTGTGATGGGGTCGGTGGTGTAGATCATTCCACGCTCCTTTCAGCGTGCGGCGTGAACTGTATCATTGAGATTGCCCGAGCTTCTTCTTCCTGTATCCGGCTCTTTGCAGCCTCGAAGTATCTCGCATCCATCTCAATCCCGATGAACCTTCTTCCACACCGAACAGCCGCCACCCCCGTTGTCCCGCTCCCCATGCAGTTGTCCAGCACTACCTCCCCTTCGTTGGTGTAGGTGCGGATTAGGTACTCCATTAGGGCTACGGGCTTTTGGGTGGGGTGAAGCGCATTTGAATCTTGGGCGAATTTAATGATACCTCTCGGGTAGCCAGTAACGGTCTGCCTGTAGCAGTCATTCTCGTCAGCGCCGCTCACAGCTCCGTGGAATGTCTGATCAGTGTTTTCTTTTTTGCCCACACGCCCCCGCGCTTTAGTCCCCGTGTTCTTCACCGACCGATCAACCGTTGTCGTGCCTTGTGGGTTGTAGGTAGGGCGGTTTGCATAGAATACCAGAACGTCCTCGAATCCCTTGAGGGGCTTGTGCTTGGCCTGCAAGAAATCAGTGGGACGGCTTTTTTCCCAAACCCAACTGTACTTGAGCCAAGACAAATTTGACGATCCAAGCACCGCAGTGAATGGCTGACTTCCCGTAAGAACAATGGCCGCATTCTTCTTGGCAATGCGCCGGTACTGCGCCCACAACGGCTCAAACGGGATCACCGTGTCCCACTTGCAGGCGGTCGTGCCGTAGGGCAAATCACAAAGAACCAGGTCCACGCTTCCGTCCGGTATTTGCTTCATCAGCTCAAGGCAATCACCGAGGTACAGCGTCGCGTTGCCAATGATGACAGGATCGGTCACGGCTCACTCCTCCCCTTCGCCAGTGCGTCCTCGATGCGGCGGCGGGCAATATCGAAATACTCGGGCTCGCGCTCGATGCCGATGAATCGCCGGCCCTCAAGGATCGCCATCTTGCCCGTCGTGCCGCTGCCGAGGAACGGGTCAAATACCACGTCGCCGGGGTTGGACCAGCTTAGGATTTGATCGCGGGCGAGTGCTTCGGGGAAGGGTGCAGGATGGCTTGTCTTTGACTCGCCAGCAGCGAGCCATACATTTCCCGGCACCTTTAGCGCAGCCGTCACGCCGCCCTTATGCTTTGCCGCTCTTACGCCTGACGCATCATGCTGCATCGTTCCTGTTCGCGGCTTTCCCGCCATCTTGCTGGGCACCTTAACCGGCGACCAGGTGGCGGGCTTCCCTTTGGAGAAAATGAACATGTACTCGAACGCCTGCTCGTATCGGTTGTGCGTGCGCGGTATCGGGTTCGGCTTACACCATATCATCGTATCATGCAGCCTGAACCCGCAATCCATTGCATACAGCGCCTGCCGGAAGCTGGTTCCCGTCTCGCTGCCATTGATCGTGGCATCGCCCACGACCCACACGACCACGCCACCTTGCTTGGTGACGCGGAACAGTTCGCGGATGATCGCCTGCCATTTCTCCGGCGTCCAATCGTTCAGCGTGCCGTTGTATGTGCGCAGGTTGTCATATGGCGGGCTTGTGACAGTCAGGTCCACCGACCCATCCGGCAACTTATCGCGCATCACGTCCAG